ATGCATTGTCATACGCTATCTACGGCAATGCGCTTACTAACATTCGCAAGGAAAACTTAATTAACAAGACCAATGCCAAGGGCATGCTGGTTACAGTTGAGTTTGAAAAGAATGGTGCCAAGTATCGCATTGAACGAGGACGCAAGCCTAACCTGCTGAGATTCATTGTTGACAACCAGGAAGTCAACGAAGCAGGTACTGACGAAGGCGCAGGAGAAAACAAAGTAACGCAAGAAGCAATCGAGCGTATTGTTGGCATGAGTGCAGAAATGTTCAAGCATCTTGTTGCATTAAACACTTATACACAACCTTTCCTAAGCCTTAAGAGTGGTGAACAACGTGATATCATTGAAGAATTGCTTGGCATTACTCAGCTAAGTGAAAAAGCTGAAATCTTACGTGAACAAATTAAATCCTCAAAGGAAATGGTACGAGACGAGGATTCACGTATCAAGGCCCTGCAAGAAAGCAATTCGCGTGTTCAAATAAGCATTGATGACTTAGAGCGTCGAAGCCGAACTTGGGCAAATAAGAAAGCTTCTGACATTTCAACGTTTTCTGCTGCTATCCAAGAGTTTGAAAACACAGATATCGAAGCAGAACTTGAAGCACATCGTACACTTGTGATATACAAGGAAAATGAAAGTCGCCTAAAGTTAGCCAATAAAGAATTGGCAACACGACAAAGCAACATTAAAAAGCTACAAGAAGCGTTGACAATTGCACAGAAGAGTCTTTCTGCTATCCAAGAGCATCAATGCCCAAGCTGTGGCCAAGATGTGCATGATGCCAAGCATGATGAAATGTCAGCGGCAGCACAAGAAGCAGTAACACTGACCATCAGTGCTTTGCAAGAAGAACACGGATTCCTTGCGCAAGCAGATATGGCAGTACGAAGCATTGATTCGCTAGCGGATCGACCAAAGACAAAGTATGCCAACGTTGAAGATGCAGCGGCTCATAAGAATAACTTAGAAAACATTAAAAAGCAACTTGAATCTAAGAATCAAGAAGAAGATCCTTATCAAGAACAAATTGAAGCAATGAAAAAGACTGCCCTAGCAGAGGTTAGCTGGGACGAAGTTAACAGGGTAAGTAAACTGCTTGAACATCAAGAGTTCCTGCTTAAATTGTTAACAAGCAAAGACTCGTTTGTTCGAAAACGCATCATTGAACAGAATCTTGCGTATTTGAATCACAGACTAGGCTACTACTTGGATAAGTTACAATTACCGCATACTGTTACTTTCAAAAGTGATTTAGAAGTTGATATTAGCCAACTTGGACAAACATTTGACTTTGACAATTTAAGTCGTGGAGAACGAAACCGGTTGATCTTGGCACTAAGCTGGAGCTTCCGAGATGTTTATGAAAGTTTTACAGAGCCAATGAACTTGATGTTTATTGACGAGTTAGTTGACTCTGGGATGGATAGTGTGGGCATTGAGCATTCAATGTCAGTACTAAAATCCATGGGGCGTGAAATGAATCGCAATATCTTTTTGATCTCACACAGAGATGAATTAGCAAGTCGGGTCAACAACGTGCTTATGGTTGTCAAGGAAAATGGATTTACCATGCTTGATACAGATACACAGGTAAATGAAATAACTTAAGGAAATTTATGACAAATCACGAAACACTATTAGAACAATTTGAAGCTTACAAATCTGAAAATGAAAAGTTCACTGGCAAGGGCGTTAAAGCCGCTGCTGCCCGTGCTCGTAAAGCATTGCAGGAAATGAGTAAAGCTATCAAAGAGCGCCGTAAAGAAATTACTGCTGAAAAAGAAGCATTAGCCGCTGCTCCAAAGTAAATGACATGGACCTACCAAGGTGCCATTGTTGATACACTACCCGATGAGTGCGTTGGGTTTGTGTATCTCATTACATGTTCAATCAATGGAAAAAAATACATTGGTAAGAAGCTGGCAAAGTTCTCAAAGACTTCTGTAAAAACAGTAACGCTCAAGAACGGCAATAAAAAGAAGAAGAAGATACGATCTAAAATAGACAGCGACTGGCGTGACTATTACGGATCAAGTGACAATTTAACCAAGGATGTTGAATTATTGGGTAAAGAAAATTTCACTAGAGAAATACTGCATTACTGCGATTCAAAAGCAGTATGCTCATACATCGAAGCAAGGGAACAGTTCGATAGAAAAGTGCTCGAATCGCTTGACTATTACAATGGTCATATTAGCGTCAGAGTTCATGGCTCACACATTATCAATAAAATTTAGTATTAAGACTACACAGAACCCTGCATTTCGTATAAATCTATATACTCACTGCGTAAACCGCACACTCCCAAACACCACGTTAACTTCAAGCTAACAACTGCTCATTCACTACTGATAGGTATGTGTCGCCGATGTATGACACCCATAAAACCAGGCACTAGGGTCGCGCTGGGGACGGAACTTCTGTGCAGTAGCAGAGACTAAAACCACTATCCTTGACAGGACGTAGATCATTTGCTTGAAAAGATCTGGGTTTAGTATACGTAAAGCTAAAAAGAGTAGGCACTGCTGACAATTGCATCCTACATACTGTGTGCGTGAGTTCAACTAGATTCACATAGTAGCGTCATAATAAGATGAGTGTAAAAGGGTACAGCGTGACCGCCCTAACTAGTAATAGTTGCTTTAGTTGAATGTGACATTGGGCTTCTGGGTCAAGTGTTAATCTTAGTCCGTAAAACGGCTAAGTGTGACTGAACATTCAAGGTCAAGTATCCATCTTGTACTTCATATAGTCTTTCAAATAATATCATATAACATATCGTTTAAAATCTTATCTAAAGTACAAAATTGTAGTTCTAATAAAATTGAATGAGTAGAGCGAAAGCGATACGAAATTCAAGTGCGAAGTATTCGCACTATCCACATAAGACAAATGACTATCTACGAGCGATGCCTTTTTTGCCATACAATGTTTCTGTATGCTCTTTGATTGCTTCGCTAAGGACTAATCTTTCGAGATATGTCATATTCCAAATCTCATTCGCGCTTAGGTTAGCCCATACTGACAGTGTTGATATTTCTTTGATTAAGGCTCTTGAATCGGATTCTATGCTGTCGATAAAAAGTCTGATCTTCCCTTTATCAACGCCTAATGTCAAGAGCCGCTGGCGAAAAAACTTGTTGGATCAAATAGCATGTCTGTTGTAAAATCTTCACCACAGTGTTCACATTTTATTTTTAGTGTTCTAGTAATACCGTACTCACCAAATCGTTTTAATTCTTGATCTAAACGGTCTGCAGATGCTCTGTCTAGATTTTTAACCCAATCTGCAATATGTGCAGCATTCGTTACTTCGAGCCCGTCTGGCAGTGCAACACTGACAATACTTTGTGCTAAAATTTCTTGACTTAGCATTACCAATTGGTCATATCCTCGGTTTGCAATATCAGCTTTTTGGTCAATTGTAATTTTTTCATTGGCTTCTGCTGCTTGCAACTGGCGCATACTCGTAAATTGCACACGCAATAATTTACTTTGTGCTTCAAGTGTGTAAGGCTTGAGTATAACTTTTACGCCTGACCCTAGGGTAACATTGCCGACATCGTCGGGGATTTCTTTTAAAGTTGCTAATACACCACCTAATCCAACTGTAACGTGTTGGCTACGGCCTTCGCTTGCAATGCAGTTATGATTGACGTTTAGGCTCATGTCATCGCCATAGCTTGTCATGCGCATCGCAACTAAAATAGCGTCAATGTCCGGCGCTGGGATTTCATTTACGTTTGCAATGTCCGGGCATACCGAAGCAATTACTTGCTTTAGTGCTTCACCGTTAAGTAGTGCATCTGGATTTTTTAGTGCAAGTTCATCCTTGGCTGTCATTGGGTAAATTGCCAATTCGTTTGTGTCAGATACTTTTGGCGCAATACTATAAAACTTTCCTTTAGATGGTAGTTCTAAATAAGTGCCGGGTCTGCGATAGTATTGTGCCAATGGGTTAGGTGCTGCTGCAATAATTGGTCTGTTTAGCGGGTTCGAGTTATCCATGTGTTTAATCCTTAACGGTAAATAGGTTCATAGGCCTATGTCATAATCATATTTATGTCCCACTATAACGCCTAATAGGACCGGAATTTATAAATGTCTGAACAAGCACTCATTGACGCTTTAGAAAACTTAACCGCTAAGATAGACGAAATGTCTGGGAATCTTGGCCGCGGCACCAGAGCCAAGACGTCTCAAGTACCGCAAAGTGGTTCAAAGAATGCCAAGACTCCGGAAGAACGACAAGCTGCTGCAAAAATGGAAAATTTAGCCAAGATGGCAGCAGCTGGTATTGATATCCAAAAGAAAAGTAATAAAGCAAACGAAGATCAAATTGATTCAGTTAAAGGGCTTACTAAAGCCCAGGGCAAAGCTTCTGACGAGCAACGTAAATTAGAACGAAGCATGGAGCGAGCCAAAGAAGGATTTACTTCTTTTGGGAAGTCGTTGTTTAACGAAAAGAGTAACGTTGCAGAGGCGCTTGGCTCGTTAGGCGGAACTTTATCTAGAAGCACTGGTGTAATTGGCCGGTCGTTTGGCGGCATGGCCACTGGGGTTGGGGTAGCACTTGGACTAATGCAAAATTTTGCAGACTCTGCAAGGGAACTTGGCTCGTTTGCTGATCTTGGAGCATTCCAAATTGGATCAGTTCGTCAAGCTAAAGTATTAAGTGGACTCGGTGATAGTTTTATCAAGGTCATTGAACAAAGTAATGGTAAATTTAAAGCATTAGGCGGTACATCGCAACAAGCGGTTGAAAATTTAAGTAATCTTTCTCGCAGTTTCCGATATGGTAGCAGTTCCTTAACTTCTACAATGAAGAAATCTCTCGGTACTGATTTAATCAAGAGCGTTGACAAAACTTCAAACGCTATTGCTGCAATGGGATTAAGTCAAGAAGATCAGGCAAACTTAGAAGCATCAGTTCTGTCAACAGCAATGATGACTGCTAAGAATGAAGATGATGCCAAGCAAAAGTTTGTAAAAGGCATGTTGGCAACTAGTACATCTGCTCGCGGATTAAGTGATGCATTTGGTATGAGTGCTAAAACAGTTATCGCGGCCATGGCAGAATTTAGAGGTACACAAGCAGGTAAATTTGCAGCGTTAGAAGGAAATGTAGGTGCAGATCAGCTTTATGCTGTACTAAAAGAGAAATTCCCTTCGTTAACAAGTGATCCTGCCAAGATGGCAAATATTGCTGCGGCGTATGCCGAGGGAAATATGGCTAAAGTGTATTCAAACTTGGAGCAGGGCAATGACGGCCAATTAGCGAAACAATTATTTGAAGCATCTCAGGGTGCCGTTAGTGAAAAAGGGCTTGACGTTGAAAAGTTTAATGCAAATTTAGAAAAGTTTCGAGCGCAGGCTGATATAATGTACGAGTCTAGAAAAGGACTACAAGGCTATGGCGGCGAAGCTGACAAATATGCACAGGCAGCAATTGAATTTAAATCGTTCTTTAAAGAGCGTGACATAGCCACTGGTAAAATTAAACCAGATGAAGTTGCTGCTAAAAAGATTGCCACCACCGAATTAGATAATATTAAGTCAATGAATTCATTGACTGCGGCATTGGAAAGTTTACGTGGAACGTTAATTGGAATATCAGCAGCTATACTTGGACTAACAGGTGCAATTGGTGGACTTGCATTAGCAGGCGGCATAGGAGCATTGATGGGCGGCAAAGGTGGTGACATGCTGGGCAAAGTTGGCTCAGCTGTTGGTGGCATGTTTGGCAGTAAAGCCGGTGGGCCGGCTGCCGGTTCACTTGCAGGTTGGAAAACTGGTGCCACTGCAATGACTCAAGGCACAGGCGGTATTGCAGGTAAAGCAGGCGGTATTGTAGGTAAAGCAGGCGGCCTAATGGGTAGTATTGGTGAAAAGGCTGGTGGAATGTTCAGCAAGCTAGGTGGTGCTGCCAGTAGTGGCATGAGCTCTTTTGGAGACTTTCTTGGAAAACTAGGAGACAATAAAACAATAAAAGGTGCAGGTACTCTTGCGTTATTAGGCGGTGCGTTAGCAATGGCAGCACATGGATTTGACACATTTGGTAAAGTAACATGGGAAGGAATGCTTAAAGGGACTATTGCAATTGGCGGCTTAATCGTTCTTGCACGTGGAATCGGAGAAGCATCAACTGGCATGCTCAAAGGTGCTGCTGCAATTGCATTACTTGGTGCCACAATGTGGGTAGCTGGTAAAGGGTTTAGCACTTTCAATGATTTAAATTGGGAGAGCATGCTAAAAGGAGTAGTTGCATTAGGCGCATTCAGCGTTGCTGCAATACTGATGGGCACAGCCTTGCCAGCTATTGCATTGGGTGCAGTTGCAATTGGCGCACTGGGATTAGCAGTTGGTGTGCTTGGTGTTGGAATGATTCCAGCAGCGTATGCAACAAACTTATTTTCTGAAGCAATTGTCAAGCTTGGCGAGGTGTCAGGCGGCAATTTAATTGCAATTGGTGCTGGTTTGGCTGCAATTGGCGCAGGCGCAGTAGTATTTGCAGCTGGTATGGCCGCAGCTTCCGCTGGTAGTATATTAACGGGCATCATGAGCGTATTTGGTGCTAAAAGTCCTCTTGACAGAATTAAAGAGTTTGTGCCAATCGCTGATAAGATTAGTTTAATAGGTGCAGGAATTCAAGCATTTGGTGCAGGTATAGCATCTATTACGTCTGGTATTGCCAGTGTTAACACTGATATATTAACAACTCTCAAAGATAAACTATTAGAGTTTGCTGCTGCTGGTTCATCTGATGAGGTTAAATTAACTGCTGCATACTTGGCATCGATTGGCACTTCGCTAGGAACTATTTCAAATATTGGAGATATCAGACTGCCAAGTACATCAAGTATGAGCGTTCCGAGCGTATCAACTGACATTGGCAGTTCATTAAGCCCAGGAGAAAGTATAGTCAACAACAAAGTAGGTTCGTCGTTGACTCCGGAAGCTATTTCCCAATTAATGGGATATTTGTCGAGTATGCAAAGCGATTTAGCAGCGATTCGTGGCAACACAAAAACGGATCCGTTCTCTGCACCGGTTAGACTAAGTTAAAAACACAAGGTAAGTAAACACATGGCATCATGGCGAAAACACTTTAAAATCTGGGAACCAGAAACTGAGCTCAAAGGCAACGGCCGCGGAGCATCATCTGGATCATCAGCAAAATTTGCTTCTTGGCTACAAGAAGTATACACTGGACAACCGAACCGAGTTGAACGGTACGTTCAGTACGATCAAATGGATCAAGACAGCGAAATTAATGCTGCACTTGATACTATTGCAGAGTTCTGTACACAATCTGAACCTGATACAAACTTACCTTTCCGTATTATGTGGAAAGATGAACCAACTGAAAGTGAAAGCAAAGTTGTTCAGGAAAGTTTAAAGAAATGGTGTGCTATTAATAAATTTGGCCAGCGCATCTTCAAGACTTTTAGAAACTCAATCAAGTACGGCGATCACTTCTTCTTGCGAGATCCCGAAACATTTGAGTTATATTGGATTAACCCAGCGGATGTAAAGAGAGCAGTTATCAATGAAGCAGAAGGACGAGTAATTGAGCAATATGTCATTGCAAATATCCATCCAAATCTTGCGGCTAAAGTAGCAACTAAGCCAATTGATAACGTGCAAACGTTAGCTTCTCAAACTACTGCTGGTGCCGGATTATATAGCAATCCTAGTACAAATTCTAAATCTGGATCTCAAGTTGGGGAAGTGGCAATTGATGCTGAACATGTGTTGCACTTGACATTAAACGAAGGTCTTGATGCTAGTTGGCCGTTTGGCGCAAGTATTCTTGACAGCATATTCAAGATTTACAAGCAAAAAGAGCTTTTAGAAGACGCTATTATTATCTATCGTGTGCAACGTGCGCCTGAACGCCGTGTATTCTATATTGATACGGGTAACTTGCCAAGCCACCAAGCTATGGCATTCGTTGAACGTGTTAAAAACGAAATTCACCAAAGACGTATCCCAACTCGTGCAGGTGGTGGTACAGCACTGGATGCTAGCTACAATCCGTTAAGCATTATGGAAGACTTCTTTTTTGCGCAAACTGCTGACGGTCGTGGTAGTAAAGTTGAAGTACTACCGGGCGGTCAAGGCCTAGGCGAAATTGATGACTTGAAGTTCTTTACCAACAAGTTGCTGCGAGGCTTGCGTATTCCAAGTAGCTACTTGCCAACAGGCCCAGATGACACTGCTGTTCAGTTCACTGACGGACGTATGGGTACTGCACTTATTCAAGAGTTCCGTTTCAATCGTTATTGCCGCAGACTACAAGGTTTAGTTGCTCCGTATCTAGACAAAGAATTTAAAACATTCATGAAGCACCGCGGTGTTAACATTGATAGTTCAAGCTTTGACATTGATATGCTTGAGCCACAAAACTTCTCTGGTTACCGTGAAATTGAAATTAACAATGCACGTGCCGCAGTGTTCACACAGCTTGCTGAAATCCCATACTTGGCACATCGTTTCAAACTACAGAAATTCTTAGGTCTAACTGACGATGAGATTTTAGACAATGAACGTCAGTGGAAAGAAGAAAACACAGGTGAAGAAGCCGCTGGTGATATCGAAGGCGCCGACTTCAGTGCTGCTGGACTTAAAGGTCCCGGTGAAAGTGATTTGGATTTATCAGCTGGCATAGGAGCAGAATTGGCTCCAGCTGAAGGCGAGTTAGGCGGTGTAGAAGTTCCTGGTGGCCCAGCTGCACCTGCCGCGCCAGCCGCGCCAGCGCCTGCAGCACCACCAGTATAATTATAAAATTTAATAAGTAATGTTATGAGATTTAATGATTTAATTACACAGCAAAATGAAATTGAAGAGGAAATTGATCCTGAAGTAGCTTTCTACGGCGATATGCGTAGAAAGCGTTTAACTCTTGAACATGTAAACAGACTACGAAAAGTAAGAGATTTACGTGACTACGAAAACAAGCAAAGACTTGTATTTGTAAAAAAGATGTACGCAAGACCTCCTGCTGTATAAAATAGAATCCGCACTTGATGCGGATTTTTCATTAACGTTAGTTAAAAAACGCGGTTTTTCTACCATTTCCGTACTATTTGTCTGCGCCTTCTGTAAGTAGTTATTGGTAAAGCACAATTCTAATGTGCCCCTTAGCGCAAGGAGACAAAAAAATGAGTAAAACAGTTCTTGAACAAGCATTGGACCACCTTCTTAATAAAGAAGAGGGCAAAGCCTCTGCATTGTTACATGATTATTATGTTGGCATTGGCCGCCAAGTCTATGAAGACATCATGGCCGATGATATTAACTTCGAAGACGAAGATTTGAATGCAGTCACAGATGCAGTTAGTGAAGTTGAATCTGATTTAACTGAAGAAGGTGACGAAGAATTTGCTCCAGAAATGGGCGACGAAGAAGCTACAGATGATTTAGGTGCCGACATGGGTGCCGAAGAAGCAATGCCAGTTGACGCTGACTCTGCTGACGTAGCAGATGCAATGATGGACGTTGAGTCTGCATTGGCAAAATTAAAAGCAGAATTTGAAGAAATGGTTTCAGGTGAAGACGTTGAAGCCACTGACGAATTTGCAGCCAGCGAAGAAATGCCTGAAAGCATTGAAGAATCAGCTGAATTGACAAAAGTTAGTAATCCTGACAATGGCGACAAAGCTGATCAAAAGCGTAGTCCAGTTGCCGGTAAGAACCCAGTAGGTGCCCGTCCAGCAGTTAACTTTGCTGCCGGTGCCGCAGAAGGTACAGTTAGCGGTACACGTCCAGCTAGTGCTCCAAAAGCACAAGACATGGGTGGTACAACTAAGCCAGCTTTCTCTAGAGTTTCTAACAAGGGTTAATCATTATGAACCTACAGCCACTCCGTGAAAATTTAAGCTTTGATCAAGCACAAATGGTGCTTGAATCCAAAGAAACCACCGGTGGCGGTAAGGATCTCTACATGAAAGGAATTTTCATTCAAGGCGGTAAGGAAAACCATAACGGTCGTACTTACGGTGTTAATGAAATTTCCCGCGCTGTAGAGAGCATTCGTACACGATTAGATAGTGGTTTCTCAGTATTAGGCGAAGCTGACCATCCTGATGATCTTCAAGTAAACATTGACCGAGTAAGTCATATGGTTACTGAGATGTGGATGGACGGCGCAAACGGTTTTGGTAAGTTAAAACTTATTCCAACCCCTATGGGAAATATTATCAAAACATTACTTGAAAGTGGTGTTAAGTTAGGTGTTAGCAGTCGCGGATCCGGAAACGTAAATGAATCTGGAAACGTTAGCGATTTTGAAATCGTGACAGTTGACGTTGTAGCACAACCTAGTGCTCCAGATGCCTATCCAACAGCAATTTATGAACGAGTAATGGGCAGTCGTAGACGTGCCGCTCTAATGGATACGGCCTATGCGGCGACCTACGATAGGTCCGCACAAAAACATCTTGAAAACGAAATCGCAAGATTCATTTCAAGTTTAAAGAAAGTCTGAGGAGATTACTATGAGTAAGTTTACAGAAATGCTCGGTCAAGTAGTTCTTTCCGAAGAGGTGCGCGATAATATCAACACCGCTTGGGAAAAACACTTAGTCGAAAGTCGTGAAGAAGTAACAGCTGAACTACGTGAAGAGTTCGCTACACGTTATGGACACGACAAGGGACAACTTATCGAAGCAATGGATAAGTTAATGCAGGATACAATCACTGCAGGTGCAACAGAATTAAAAACATTGCGCGAAGAAGCAGTAGCACAGCGTACAAAGTATGCTACTAAGATCAAAGAAGATGCCGCTATTTTACAAAAACTTGTAACAGAAACTCTTGCAAAAGAGATCGGCGAACTTCGTTCAGATCGTACTGCATCTAAAGTAGCAATTGGTCAACTTGAAGAATTTGCGTTACGCAAATTAACAGGTGAACTAAGTGAATTGCATGAAGATCATAAGAAACTAGTTAACGCTCGCGTTAAATTAGTAACTGAAGGCCGCAAAGCAATCAACGAAACAAAGTCAGCTTTTGTCAAGAAAGCAAGCGAAAAGGTTAACGCCTTAGTAACTGAATCTTTCAAGAAAGAAATGACACAATTAAAAACAGATATCCGTGAAGCTAAGGAAAACAATTTCGGTCGCAAGATTATGGAAGCGTTTGCTACAGAATTCATGGCAAGTAAGTTTGCAGATGGCACAGCCGTTAGCCAACTTAACCGTCAGATTATCCAAATTCAAAATCAACTAACAGAGGCTAACAAAACACTAACACAAAAAGAAACAGTTATTAGCGAGTCGCTTCGTCGTCAGCGCATTGCGGAAGATCAAGCACAGCGAGTTCGCGTAATGCAAGAACTATGCTCACCATTGTCTAAAGACAAGCGTGGCATTATGGAAGAGCTACTAGAAAGCACAGATACGTCTAAGCTAAAAGATGCATTCCAGAAATACTTGCCATCCGTCCTAAACGAAGAAGTTCGTCGTGAGAAGAAACAATTAGTTGAAGGACAACAATCGCAGAAGACTGTGATTACTGGTAACAAATCAGCACAAGCTGATACAGTTGCCCCAGCCGAAGCAGATGAAACTATTCAACAACTTCGTAAACTCGCTGGTATTAAGAATTAATTAGGAGACATAATATGTCACAAGCTCTATTTGAAGCTAAAAATTGGTCTGCTACTAAGGAAGCCTTAGTAGAAGGTCTAAGTGGTCAACGTAAGACTACAATGGAAGTGTGTTTAGAAAACACAAAGCGTTACTTGACAGAAACAGCCACTGCTGGTGGTACAGCTTCTGGTAACATCAGCGTTCTTAACAAGGTTATTTTACCTGTTATCCGTCGTGTTATGCCTACAACTATCGCTAACGAATTAGTTGGTGTTCAGCCAATGCAAGGTCCAGTTTCTCAGATCCATACACTACGTGTACGTTATGCTGAAGCTGCTGCCGAGCGCACTGGTGGCGGTGCTGCTGATGTTGTTGGTGGCGCAGTTGCTGCTGGCGACGAAGCTTTAAGCCCGTTCAAAATTGCTCAACAATACTCCGGTTCTGCCGCTGGTGTTGGTGCATCTACATCTGCTCTTGAAGGTCAAGGCGGTAAGAAAATGAACATCCAGATCTTGAAAGAGACTGTTGAAGCTAAGAGCCGTAAGTTGTCTGCTCGTTGGACATTTGAAGCTGCTCAAGACGCACAAGCCATTCACGGTGTTGACGTTGAAGCAGAAATCATGGCTGCACTTGCACAAGAAATTACAGCTGAAATCGACCAAGAAGTTATCGGTTCTTTGATCAACTTGGCAGGTTCTGCTTATGGTACATACGATCAAGGCGCTGTTTCTGGTCAAGCCAACTTCGTTGGTGACCAACACGCTGCCCTTGCAGTATTGATCAACCGTGCTGCTAACGACATCGCTAGCCGTACACGTCGTGGTGCTGGTAACTACATCGTAGTTTCTCCAACAGCATTGACAATCCTTCAATCTGCTACTACAAGCGCATTTGCTCGTACAACAGAAGGTACATTCGAAGCTCCTACAAACACTAAGTTCGTTGGTACATTGAACAGTTCAGTTCGCGTTTATGTTAACCATTACGCCGGCGACGCTGCCCCAGTTCTAGTTGGTTATAAAGGCGCAAACGAGATGGATGCTCCAGCATTCTATTGCCCATACATTCCATTGATGAG